CCCGGACGGGCTCCCCGCGTTCGACAAGGACGGCGGCCTGTGGATCAAACTGTCCATCTGCGGTGTGACCCGCCTCGGCTACGGGGACGCGCAGGGCAAGCGCGGCGCCAACGCCGTGAAGGAGGCTATCGGTGACGCGCTCCGCAACGCCGGGATGCGGTTCGGCGCGGCACTGGATCTCTGGCACAAGGGCGACCTGCACGACGCCGCCGAAGAGAAGGGCCGCGAGGACGTCCGCACCGCACCGGCCGGGGACGCCGGGGCGCAGGCCCTCGCCGCCCGCCGCCACGAACAGCCCAACTGGGACGAACTCCTGGAAGCCGCCAAGAACAACCGCGACATGCTCCTGGACCTGCTCGCCAAGGCCCGCGGCATGAACGCATCACAGACCGTCATCGACAACATCACGGCCGCCGGCACCGCGCTGGCCGCCCGGGCAGCATAGGGGATCATCATGAGCATCAAGCAGGACAACCAGCGGATTGCATTGATCAAGGCCTACCACGACGCGCTCGGCGCGTTCCTGGCCGACGCCCGCACCCAGCACCTTGAACAGCTGCTCGAACGCTACGAGGACGAGGGGACGAAATCGTTCGCCATCACCCTTCCGGACGGGACGAAGATCGGCTCCATCACCCTCCCCGAAGGCAAGCCGTCGGACAAGACCGTGGATGAGGCGGCCCTGTTCGAGTGGGCCGAGCAGAACGACGGTGTCGACGTCGAGCACGTCCCGGCGGTCCCGGCCCGTGATGTGAAGCGGGTCCGGCCGTCCTGGCTCGCCGCGAAGATCAAGTCCGCGATCGAGGGCGACGACGGGGAACTGATCGACGTCGAAACCGGCGAGGCCATCCCCGGCGTGAAGCGTGTCCCGGGCAAGGGCCCGTCCTCGTTCACTGTCACCTACGCCCCCGGCGGCAGGGAGAAGATCGCAACAGCTTACGTCCGGGGCGAGTTGAACGACCTCGCCGCCGGGACTGTCCTGCCCCAGATCGAACCCGCCCGGCAGGAGGCCGCCGCGTGAGCGAGTTCACGCTGGGCCAGCGCGTGAAGTTCTCCGAGCGGCTGGTCCGGGTCAGCGTCCACACCCCCTACGGGGGCGGGTACACCATCGAACGGTCCGAGGGACTGTTGCAGTCCGCGCTGGATCTGATGGGCATCTCGCGGTCCCGGGGCGGCACCACGTTCCGCGACCTCGACTGGCGGCTGTGGGTGCCGGAATCCTTCGCCCGGGAACATGTCCACTCCGGCCTGACCATGCTGAAGTACGTGTACGGCATCCCGGCGGCCGGGGAGGGCGTTATCATCCAGCGTGCCACCCTCCAGCAGGGCGGCACGTACTGGGGCGGCGACGAGGGAAGGGTATGGATGGACCACGGCACCACCCGCGCTTACAAAGTCGCCTTCGATATCAACCGCATGCCCGTCCATGTCCTGCCCGAACACATCACCGCATTGGAGGCCACGCCGTGAGCACCCCCACGACCAACCAGGTGATCCTCGAACTGGCGAACCTCGGCCGCCAGTTGGACGCGAAGCAGGTAGAGATCCGCGACCTTGACGACGCCGCAGTCCGGGCCCGCTCCCGGTACGAGGTGGCCTATGCGCGGGCATTCATCGCGGCCACCGGGGCGGAGGGGTTGCGGAAGCAGACGGCGATCCTGACGACGGAGACGCAGAAGCTGGACGTCGAGATCGCCGACCAGGTGTTGCGGGCGGCCCGGGAGTCCATCCGGGTGTTGCGGGACCGGCTCGACATCGGCCGGTCCCTGAACTCCGCCATCAAGTCCGAGTGGAGCGCGCAGGGCGCGGGGCAGGCGATGGCGGCATGACGCGCACGAGGCCGCCAGAGGATCGCTTCTGGCCCAAGGTAGACAAGTCTGGCGAGTGCTGGGAATGGACCGCCCGGAAGATCAAAGGTGGATATGGACGGTTCACCCTCGCGACGAACCTCCAGGTTCTCGCCCACCGGTTCGCGTTCGAGGCTGCCAATGGTCCGATCGAACCGGGAATGACCATCGACCACATGTGCCACAACACCGGATGCGTCAACCCTGACCACCTCCGCATGGTCACGAACAAGCAGAACTGCGAGAACAAGACGGGGCCTATGCGGAACAACACCTCCGGATTCTTGGGCGTCACCTGGGACTCCAGTTCTAAGCGATGGAGGGCGCAGGTCCGGCACAACAGAAAGCTGTACAACGCCGGATCGCACCTCACGAAAGAGTCGGCCGCCACGGCGGCGACCGCCCTACGGCTCCAGCTATTCACCCATAACGAGATCGACAGGAGGACCAACGTATGAACGGCAGGCAATTTGCGCTGTACTTGGCACGCGACCTCCATTGTTGCTGCGGCTGTGTGGGCCGGGAGGACACGTTCGTCCCACAGCACCGCATCAACCGCGGCATGGGCGGATCCAAGACCCTCGACCGGCCCGCGAACGTCATCGTCATGTGCTCATCCGCCAACGGCCTGATCGAGTCCAACCAGACGTGGGCGACAAGGGCACGGAAATACGGCTGGAAACTCTCGCGCTGGGACTCGCCGGAGGACACCCCGTTCTTCGACCTCGCCACGCACACCTGGAATTTGATCGACAACATCTACAACCGCACCGTAACCAACAAGAAAGCAGCATAACCATGGCTAACGAAACCACCATCACCGTCATCGGCAACCTGACCAACGATCCCGAGCTCAGGTTCACCCCGGCGGGTGCTGCGGTCGCTAATTTCTCCATCGCTTCCACGCCCCGCACGTTCGACAAGAACAGCAACGAGTGGGTCGATGGCGAGACTCTGTTCCTCCGGGCGTCGGTCTGGCGTGAGGCTGCGGAGAATGTCGCGGAAACCCTAACGAAGGGAATGCGCGTCATCGCGTCCGGGCGGTTGAAGTCCCGCTCCTACGAGGACGCGAAGAACAACAACGAGAAGCGGACCGTCATTGAGCTGGAGGTGGACGAGATCGGCCCCAGCCTGAAGTACGCGAACGCCAAGGTGAACCGCACGCAGCGCTCCGGCGCCCAGTCCGGCAACGGTGCGGGCGGCGGGCAGGCGCAGGGCAACTGGGGCAACCAGCCGGCGCAGGCCGACACCTGGGGCAACGGCGGAGGCGCAGAGGCCCCGTTCTAGACCCCGCACCACCTGGGACCCGTTCGGCATCACGCCGGGCGGGTCCTTTCGCGTGCCCGGGGATGAGTAGGTAACTCGACACAAGAAACACGTAAATTACCGGCGTGTCATTAGGTAGAAACGGCGGAACACTACGTAACTCTGCGGTAGACTGTACTTGTACGAAAACAAAGAAAGACCCGCCGGTGTCCAACCACCTGACGGGCCCAACCATTACTAAGGGGAATGGTTCTAAGTGAACAATAACCGCTCATCCGGCGTGCCCGCAATGCCGCCCGCCGAAGATTCTCTCACCATCCTGCGTGATGTCTCTCACGTCTACGAAACACTGAAGGACCTCCGCAAGCGCGCCGCCCAGGTCGCCCACGACGACGGGGCCACGTTCCAGCAGCTCGGCGACGCCCTCGGCGGCCTCACCCGCTCCGGCGCCTACAACTACCTCAACCGGGACGCGGCATGAGCGCCCGGATCAAGGCCCTCGATTTGTTCGCGGGCACCGGTTGGGGAGTGGCCTGCAAGCGGCTCGGCATCAAAGAGGCCGGGGTGGAGATCATGCCCGAGGCTGTGGCGACCCGCACGGCGAACGGCATGGACACCATCTACCACGACGTGTGGGACGGTTTGCAGCTCACCGCCGAACAGCACCGGAACGCCTACGGCCCCTATGGCCTGCTCATCGCGTCGCCGCCGTGCCAGACATTCAGCCTGGCCGGGAAGGGCGCCGGACGTGCCGCACTCGACGAAGTCCTCGAAGCGATCGAGCTGCACGCCTACAAGGACGCCGACGCCCTCCTGGCCTTCGGTGAGCAGCACGACATGCGGACCGCGCTCGTCCTGTCCCCGCTCGCCTACGTCTGGCGCGACCGCCCCCGGCTTGTCGCGTTCGAACAGGTCCCGACCGTCCTCCCCGTGTGGGAAGCGTGCGCCGAAGTCATGCGCGGATGGGGTTACCAGGTCAAGGTCGAAGTCCTCAACGCCGAGCAGTACGGCGTCCCACAGACCCGCAAGCGGGCCATCCTGGTCGCACGCCGCGGCGGGCCCGTCAACCTGCCAGCGCCGACGCACTCCCGCTACTACTCCCGCACCCCGGACAAGCTCGACCCGGGCGTCCTGAAATGGGTGTCCATGGCCGAGGCTCTCGGCTGGGGCGGGGACGATTTGACCATCTGCCACGGCGTCCAGAAGAACTCAGCCCGGCGCCCGATGACGGAGCCCGCCGGGACAATCGCGTTCGGACACGATTCCGCATCGGTCGGGTTCGCCCCGGCTGTGGTCGGGGACCACCTCGCACTCCGGGAGGCAAAGCGGGGCGGGGGCTTCCAGCCAATCACCGTCGAGCAGGCCGCGATCATCCAGTCCTATCCGGGCCGCGGACTCACTGACCGCCCGTCCCCGACCATCACGGGCGGCGGCACGGACGCGGGCGGCGCCGAACCCATCGCCAAGTACCACGAGCGCTACACCGGCTCTCCCGGCTGGACTGGATCCACGGAGCGCCTCACCACCGATGAAGCGGCAACGCTGCAGAGCTACCCGCCGAGGCCGTTCGTCTGGTGCGGCACGAAGACGAAGCAGTTCCTCCAGATCGGCAACGCGGTCCCCCCGCTCCTGGCGGAAGCGATCCTCTCCGCCCTCATCGGCATCAAGGCAGGGCGGTAACCATGGCCTACGTCTACAAGGGCACCCAGCGCGACGCCGCCCCGGTGCCGGCGCCCGTCAAGCTCACCCCAACCACCGTCAAGCCCCGCCCCGTCCGCGCCCCGGTTGCCCGGCCCCGCGTGTTCGACCCGTCCAAGTGCGGGAGCCAAGCCGGTTACAAGCAGCACCGCCGCTACGGCACGGACATTTGTGACGCGTGCCGGGCAGCGAACTCGGCCTATCACCGGGCCTGGCGTGCAGCGAACCCCAAGGAACCCGCGAACCGTCCCGATGGCCGGTTCAGCCCCGGGCACTGCGGCACCCCCCAGGGGTACCAGCGGCACCTCCGCGCCGGCACCCCGACGTGCGTGCCCTGCCGGGCCGCGCACACCGAACGGCACCGCGGCTACCGGACAGCAAAGGCGGCCGCCTGATGAGCGTCCAAGCAACGAGTTGGGTGTGGGAGCACTCGAAGTCCGAGGGAAGCTCACGGCTGGTCCTGTTGGCGATCGCTGACGCGGCGAACCGGGAGGGCGGGCAGTCGTTCCAGTCGGCCCCGTCCATCGCCCGCATGACGGGCCTGTCAGTCCGTACCGTGTGGCGGTGCATCGACTCCCTGATCGAGATGGGGGAGATCACCAAAGAGGGCCGGCAGGGCGAGTATCAGACGACCGTGTACGCGCTGCCCGCCGTGTCAATTTGTCACAGTGTCAATTTGGCACGGCGTGACACTGGTGGTATTTCCGCCGTGCCAAAAACGTCCACCGCCGTGCCACCTATTGGCACACAACCCCATATACCCCAAAAAGATAACCCCAAGGGCTCGCGCCTCACTGACGCCTTCGTCCCGTCCGAGCTGCAGCTTGCCTGGGCCAGGAAGAACACCCCGGACGTCGACCCCACTTTGGAGACGGCGCAGTTCATTGATCACCACATCGCGAAGGGCTCGGTCATGAAGGACTGGGGCCGTGCATGGCAGACGTGGATGCGGAACCAGCAGAAGTGGTCCGCACCGAAACAGCAGACGATCATCCCGGCGAACAGCCCGTGGTCGAAGGACTTTCACAGGAACGGAACGAACGCATGAGCGACACGATGGCACCGCCGCAGGACAATGACGCGGAACGCTCCACACTGGGGGCGCTCATGCTCTCCCGTGAGGTCTTCCAGGATGTGACGGACATGGTGACCGGCCCTGACTTCTACCGGCCGGCGCACGAGACGATCTACCGGACGATCCTGGAGCTGCACGCCAAGGGCGAACCGGTGGACGCCGTGACCGTCTCCGGCGCTCTCAGGGGCTCCGGGGACCTCGACCGGGTCGGAGGTGCCGGGTACGTCCAGGAACTCGCCCAGGCGTGCCCTGCGCCCTCCGCGGGGGGGCATTACGCGGCGATCATGGCGAAGGCCGCCGTCCGACGCCGCCTCGCCACGGCCGGGCACAAGATCGCGTCCATGGCACACCAGCCCGGCGACGAGTCCGAACTGGTCGAGTTCGCCCGCAAGGAAGTCGACGCCACGTCCAAGGCGACGACCACAGCGGTGCAGTCCTTCGGGGAAACCATCGACGCCATGCTCGGTCAGTTGGATGAGAAGCCGGACTATATCCCCACCCCGTGGCCGTCCGTGAATGAGATCATCGGCGGCCTGCGCCCCGGCGGGCTCTACATCGTGGCGGCCCGCCCGTCCGTGGGGAAGTCCGTGATCGCCCTGCAGCTCGCCAAGGCGCTGACGGCGCGGGGCTCGGTGGCGTTCTCGTCGCTGGAAATGTCCGAAACAGATGTGCAGATCCGGGCCGTGTCCGCTGACCTGCGGATCGACCTGTCCCGGCTGATCAAGCGGGACCTGCTCGCCTCCGACTGGGAGAAGATCCGCACCCGCCGCGCCACCTGGGAGCACGTGCCCCTGTTCGTGGACGACAACTCCGGGGTGACGATCACGGACATCAAACGCTTCGCCCGGTCCGTGAACCGCCGCAAGCCCCTCGCCGGGCTCGTCGTGGACTACCTGCAGCTCATGTCCCAGCCGCCCGGTGACAAGCGGCCCCGGCATGAGTTTGTCGCGGACATGTCCCGGCAGCTCAAGATCCTGGCCATGGAGATGAAGATCCCCGTCGTGGCGCTCTCCCAGCTCAACCGTGGCTCCACCCAGCGGGAGGACAAGATGCCGCAGATTTCGGACCTGCGGGAATCCGGGGCGATCGAGCAGGACGCCGACGTGGTGATCCTGTTGCACCGGGAAATCATGGGCGAGAAACGCGGGGACCTCGCCATGTTGGTGGCGAAGAACCGCAACGGCTCCACCGACGTCGCGCACCTGACTTTCTGGGGCCACTACTCGTCCGCGTACGAGCCCGGCTACATCCCCACTTCCACGGCGGCACACACGGACAGGACGGCAGCATGACACGCTCACGTAAGACGGCACGGTCGGCGGGGTCCAGCTTTGAGCGGCTGGTCGCCGACGGGTTCGCCCTCGAAATGGAGAATGACAACATTGACCGGAAGGTCAAGACGGGCGCGAAGGACCAGGGCGACATCGGGAACGTCCGGCACCTGAACGGTGACCGGGTCGCGGTGGAGGTCAAGGAGTACGGGGGCCGGTTGGAGCCGGCGCAGTGGGTGCGGGAGGCGCAGCAGGAGGCGGTGAACTATGACGCGTTGTGCGGGTTCACGGTGGCCAAGCGGCGGGGAACAACGGATTTCCGGGAGCAGTGGGTGATTATGACGGTCGCTGATGTGCTGGCGTTGCTGACCGGGGAACGGTAGACACGCCGGAGAAAGTCCCCGACTTTATGGAACACTAGGGAACTTTGCTGTAGACTGATGGAACAAAGACGAAGCCCCGCGACTGGTTCAAGACAGTCCGGGGCAATGACGGGAAGGAACCCCGCAATGCCCATTGTACCCACCCCCGAACTGGAGGCCGCGGTCCTGTACCGCCAGCTCCGCATCGCCAAAGTCGCTATGGAGCGCGCCGACGCGACACTCGCCCAGGCCTCCACCGAAGCAGCCCAAGCCCGCGCCCGGTATGAATCCATCCAGGCAGAGATCCGCGACCACGCACCCGTCGGGAACGTGGCATGAGCGACTACACCGAGCACCTGATCAGCATGGCCGGCGGGGACGGGGACCGACTCGCGGAGATTGAGGCACGCCGCGCAGACTGCCAGACGTACAACTTTGGGATGCGGAACGCTGACAAGCTCGCACATGAGGACGTGCCCTACCTCCTCGCCATGGTGCGGGAACAGCGGGCCGCGCTCGACCGGGTGCGGGCGTTGCACACCGAGGACGTGTTCCGAGGCCACCTGAGCAACGGGTGCAAGACCTGCGGCGGCGGCGCTGACTGGCCCTGCCCGACCATTGCCGCGCTCACCGCAACGGAGGGGGCATGAGAGTCACCATTGAGGCCCGCGAGAACGGGAACATTCACACGGTGGCATTGGATGTGCGGTCGAACAACTGGCTGGACGAGAAGAAAAACGATGCCGAGCGCCGCCAAGGGGTCATTGACGCCGCGAACGGACTGCTCCGAAGCCTGAACCTTGACGAGATTCAGGGGGAGACGGCATGAGCGGGATGGTGGAAGTGCTGGAAGAGCACGATGACGACTCGGTGCAGGACGGCTACTGGTTCTGCGACTGTGGGCACGAGTACGGGGTATTTGGAGGCTTTGGTAAAGCGAAAGCCGACCACGTAGCCGCGATGCTCACCGCTGCGGGGTTCGGGGACGCGGCGGAAGCCAAAGCCCAGGCACTCGAAGAAGCGGCGGGGGTCATCGAGGGTGGAGCCGGAAAAGTGCCGGGTGTCATTGCCCGCTGGCTCCGCGCCCGTGCCGCGGCTGTGCGGGGTGAAAGATGAGCGGCCGGAAGCCCAAGCGCCTGTACTGGCTGGAGGTCACCACCATCGGCAAGCTCAAGTACCGCCAGCGTGGGGGCGGCAAGTTCAGCTCCCGCACCGCGATGCTTGCCCGCCAGACCTACCTGAGGCGTGACGGCATCGAATCCGTCGCCTACGAATCCAAGCCCATCGAATGGGTCGAACTGGAGAAGCCATGAGCGAGGACGAGCGCGAGCGGCAGGCACGGGCGCAGGAAGCCGACCGGATCGGCCCCGACCAGGAACGCGCCGACACCTACGAGAGAGAAGACCACGGATGAGCCAGGCATACATCGTTGAATGCGAGGACTTAGTCCCCGGGGACCAAGTGTGGTTCAGCAGCGAATTTGAGGCTGAACATGCTTGCGGCCCATTCGAATTCTCCTGCTGCAAGCTCGTGCCAGTGGGTGCCGACTACGACGGACCCAAGTGGGTCCCGGAGTGAGCGAGTGTGAGGCGGAGCGCCGGATCAAGCAAACCCTGTACGTGATGGAGAATGACTGGGCGTCGGGTTCGTTCGATTACGGGAAGGTCAAGCAGATGTTGACCGGCCGCAAAGACGACACGTGCGCGTGTGAAGCTGAAAGGATGAGCGCATGACGATTGTTGAGTTTTTGGAAGCCCGCATCGCCGAGGATGAAGAGCGGGAGGCGCGCAAGTTCCGCGACAGGCCCGGAGCGCTGGCCGGTTACACCGTGACGAGCACCTCGGAAGGCAAATTCGGCGTAGCACTAAAGGGTAGCACCGAGAGGCCCCGGTTCATGAGCAGCGCCGAGTATTTCGAACGCTTCTGCGAACCAGCCCCAGACGCCCGCATGCTTGCCGAGTGCGCCGCGAAACGGTTCATTCTCACGATGCACGAGACCTATGCCCGGGTGGCGTCAGAGCGCACGGGGATAGCGGCGTTCGGTGCCGAGTGTGGACGAGACGTCACGGCGGACGTGCTGAAGCCCCTCGCCGCCGTCTATAAGGACCACCCGGATTACGACGAGGACTGGGCTCTGTAGCGACACGCCCAACAGTGAGGAACAGTAAGGAACTTCCCTGTTAAGATGTGTGATATGAGCAACTGCGGCGCATGCACTGGGGAAACGAACATCAAACTCTGCCACGATCACACCACCAGGATCGAGCAGGACCTCGCCGAAACGGACAACGTCATCGGCGAACTCCGCACCACCATGGCCCGGCAGGACAAAGGGGCCGACAGCATCGGCGGCGGGGGCCCGGCAGGTTCCCGCCCACCGATCAACCTTGACGCCCTCGACCGGTACGAACAGCTCCGCGAAGTCCTTACCGGCTGGGCGGCCCAGTTGGAGGGCCGGGCGTACCTCGTCCTCGTCAAGACGGAAGACGTCGCCTCCTACCTGCTCGCCAACATCGAGAAGGTCCGCCTCGCCGAATGGGCGTACGAGCTCCTGGACGAACTCGCCCAGGCCATGACCGAAGCACGCAGGGCAACGGACCGGGCCGCCGACAAGATCAGCCTCGGCATCTGCGGGGCATGGTTCGAGGGCATCCGGTGCACCGACACCATCCTC